CCGACGAGAACATTATTCAAGCCCATCTTAATATCTTCTTCTACCACTGCATATTTCTTGGGGTCTAAAATTCCGGCTATATCAGGAATAACGAATTTTGCTTGAGTGGTGTAATCCGATATCAAAACCCTTCCGATAGACTCGTTATCGAATAGAGTTTGCATAGCTTCCAAGTTTCTTTGGCTCACTCCTCCTTGTTCAGGTGGCGCTCCCATTGTAATTAACAATATGGCCTGCTGCATGGTTCTGGTTAAAGCCATATCCATTTTCTTCAATTCCGCCTTAAAGTTAATATCCTCCATAACGGGATATCCCATCGGAACGGAAAATGGTTCGTAGTCCTGTTTTTTATAGAATACCGGAGTTACCCTATCAGGATCTAAAAGCAAATGAACAACAGTGTTGCCTTTTTTATGAATAGCCTCTTTAGCTTCCGGAGAAAGAGAATCATATACTTGTTGGTCCTCCTCTGTTCTGGGTGATTTTAGTCTCTGCAGTTCGTAATCAGTTAAAACTTTATAAAATTTTCCAGATGCAAACGATATATTTCCCCCTATCTGAATATCAGCTGGATTTAGAATCACATATCTCGCAGGTATCTTAAGAGCAGCTTTTGATTCTAATCCAAATACTTGAGTAATTTTGGTTATATCCTCCGACTCTACGTCCGCATCGTATCTATACAAAAATACATTTCCGGATCTATAATACTCTCTAAAAAATTGATCTATAAGATTATCAATATTTATTTTTTTAAAAAGAGCCGTAAAGAAAGATTGAGATTTTTTACTACCTCCATTAAAGTAAATAGAACTAGTAGAAAACTCTGTCATTAAATCGATAGTATTTCTAAAAATAGAAAAATTATAATAAGCTTTTTGGCACAATATAACAGCATCTCTTACATCTACATTAGATGTGTTTTTTACGCCTCCAGAATATTGATATGGAACTAAACCTTCTTCGATGTTAATAAACCTGTCCGACCTATTTATAACGGAAGATTTATTTCTTCTTGTTTGAGTTTGATTTCTTGTTTGGTAACCAGCTTTCGAAGTAAATTTTGTAGGCGCGTCTCCATTGTAGGAAGCCATCAAAGGCTGCTCTAAGCTCTCTACTTTCTTTTCATCTTTTTTTTGTGTTGCCATTTAATTAATTTTTTATTTGGGATTGTCCAGACCGCCAATTGCGGTATAGATTACTATCCCGGGTTTGTTTCCGCTGTATACACCTCTATGAACAGTTGAACCAGAACCCATGATTCTGGTAAGCTGCTCGAACCCATGTTCAAGATTTTCCTGAGGCAATTCATCAAGAACTTCTGTTGATCCTATAACCACACAAGCCGCCATATCACCAGTTTTTGGATCTAGGTCCGCGAGTATAGTTCTCTTTAAATTGTCTCTAATTGCTTGGCTTATATCTGTTGGCTCTTCCCACTTTTTCAATGGTGTTGCGCCGAATGTAATTAATCCTGAACTGAAAACTGCTTCCAAGTCTGCTTTATCGAATGAAGTATAAACAGATTCCTGAGCAGATATTTTATTAAACAGGTGGAGCAATGCGCAAATGCTATTATTTGAGGTGCTCCAAAATTTTCTGACAGGAAGTTTCGGGTAAATTTGTTTAATCTTTTCGTTATCTAAAATAACCACAGGCGTCAAAGCTCCCAAATCTTTGAACTCAAGAATCTTTTTCATGGTCCTCTTTGTATTTTTAGCCACTCTAGCTCCTTCGGCTTTACTTGGCAGGGCTATGATAGCTCCTACTTTAGCCGACTCTCCTTCCCCTTTGCTTTCAACTCCGAGGCTTTCACATAAATCATGTGCGACTTCAATAACTATACTGGTCCCCCCAGCTCCTGTTCCCCCACCGGCTCCGGCACAAACCAAAACTCTATCGAACTCCTCCCCGAATGTTCTTTTTAAGAAGTCTAAAATATCTTCTCGATGAGCTTTAAATATTTCTTCTGCTACTTCGGGTCGTTTTCCAGCGCCATCTCCCCCTATCAAAAGTTTGTTTTCTGATGGGACAGCGATAGGTTCTAGATCTTGTTTAGCTGTATTTATAACTACTACTCTTCTATACCCTAGGTTCCAAAAAGTTTGAGCTATCCTAGATCCACCTTGGCCTATTCCAATGATAGCAAATTTAAAAGCTCCATCAAAAATATCATCTACGGTGTTAGCTTCTACTTCTTCGGCTGGCATCGGTATATCCGGCACGTCTACTGCGAACTCATCAACTTCCGGCTCTTCTTCCACCTCTGGTTCGCTTGTAGGTTCAACTGTAGGTTCGACCGCTACATAATTGCTACTTGCCAGAGCTTCTCCAATAGTGGGCTCATCTGCGGTATGTGCCGCTGGCTCTTCTACAACAGGTTCCGTAGGGGGTTGTTCGCTAGCTTCGGGTTTAGACTCGACCACCTGAGTGGTTTGATGCTCGACTTCTCCGGGCGTTGGAACAGCTTCTACGTTCACGGGATCTATGTTTTCGTTAGACATTTTATTTTTGTTTATTTCCTTTAATTTTCTCAGCCGCTTGCCTGTAGACATTGAAAATCTATCAATTTTTCTGACAAGTTTATTTCCTGATTTGTATTCATTATAGCTCGTGTTTGGCACTATATCTAGAATTATTCTACAATAACTACACTAATGTATCATTATTGGGGAAAAAGTTTGTTGTATTTTTATATCTTCCATATTCATTAAATCAAAATAACACTTAGTTGCCCATGCTCCTAGCATAAGTGTTGTGTAGTTATCTTTTCTGGCTTTATTGGGGGAAGTACTCCTTTTGAGATGCTGGGGTAAGTCGAAACTTTGGTGCCCTACAGCAGTTGATTTAACCTCAATTAAAGCGCATTGTTTTTTCGTTTGATAAATCAGAGAGTCTTGAAACTCTATCAAATCCATAAGAGACTCTTGCCCTGTGAGCTTAACGTCAATTTTACTAGACACCGATTTATTGAACGCCCCTTCGTTTGCTGTTGTTCTGGAAGCGAACCAAACCTTTTTATGATCTATGCAAGACTGAAGATATTCATTAGCATTTCTTAGCCACGAACTTGTAAACAGTTGTTTGTAAAAAATTTTTCCGGAAGAAATGTTTATTTCTTTTTTTACTCTTCTCAACTCTTTATCATAATCAACACCTTCTTTGTCTGAATTAAATTCGAAAAAACTAAGATTCGATTCTAGAAAAAATTTAGATTCATTTGCGCTATCTATGAATTGAGATCCTGCATTATCAATAGTCGCAAAAACAATATTAAAATTATTTAATATATAATATAAATATTCTATATGGTTTCTTAAATCTCCACCAGCAACCGCGTAACCATGAACTAAAGCAGACTGCTGCTTTTCTTCGTTAAGCTCCATTATAGACATAGCAAAATAGTCCGAACTTGGACTATTACTAAAACTTGGGTCAATTGCTAACACGTATTTTCCGTCTGGATTTCCCTTTATTAAGGTGGTCGGTGATTCTCCATCTGGTATTGTGCTCTCATGCATTTTTTTAGCGCTGTAGTAACTATCACTACCGTCGGTAAATTGAGCGCAATACTCTCTCTGGAAAGAAGAATGAGATGACCCGCCAGATTGAGCCTCCTCAATGATGGTTTTATCAATCATGTCTTCTGGTAATGCTTCATAACCTAATTGCGAAACGAAATAAGAAATATTAGAACTTTCCTTTGAGTAAATGTTTGCTATCCAGTCTTTATATGTTTTGTACAAGTTTTCAAAAGTATAACTAGCTGAAGAAAGAGCTATCATTTTCGTAGTGTTTTCGAATACCATCCTGTCTTTTTCTTCCATTGCGCCTTGGCCTATAAGTTTGTCCTCTATTTCCCTGACTTGCAATCTTTCCGCCATGTTCTGGGGGGCTACAAGAAAAGGCATTAAAACCGTTTTAACAGTATCTTCCGGCAAAAGCAAAAACTCATCCAAGACTAAAATGTTTGCTCGGAAACCGCGTATCTTTTCTCCGCTTAGCGGTATGGCTGTGACAGAGCCTCCGTTTATTCTCCATTCGAATTGGTCGTTTCTTTTTGACTTGTTTTTTATATCGAACGCCTGAGACAAAAGTACGCCCTCCTTACTATCAACAATTTTTTCGATGTTGTTGAAAATAAATCTTGCCGTTCTGAAAGTCGGGCCAGCTAAAATGATTTTTGTATTTGGCTCGAATATGCATTGAAGTATGCAAAATATAGCGCCCATAAAAGTTTTGCCGCAACCACGCCCCCAAACACACATGGAGAAATTTCTAGTCATCATAGCCCTCAATGTTATTTCTTGAAAAGGGGCCAATTTAATCCCACACAAAAGATCCACTGTGAACGCTAAATTATTTCTAAGAAATTTAGCCAATGAAATTCTCGCTTCTTTGTCCCCTAACTCCCCCTTAAGAGAATATAAAATGTCATTGGTTTTTTCTATTTTTATTTTATTTTTTTCTTGAAAGTGCCACATTATAAAATCTTCAAGTCATAAGCGAGTTGCAAATCATATTTTTTGTATTCCGCCCCAGAGAAGAAAATCTTTTGTATAACTCTAACAGACTCGTTTCTACCGTTCACAAATAAAAATTGCACGTGCGGGTTCTCCTGTATTAGCATTCTTACATTAGAGAAAATGAACTCGGGTGTTGCTTTTATTTTCTTATTAATGTAGGGCAGCTTATTAAAAGCTAGGCATTCATTGATGTCTCTTTCCACCAAAACTATCAACGACCCTTTTTGTTCTTCGGCTCTTTTTATTTCCTTTTTGAATCTCTCTAACCCTCCACTTAACGTGCCTATTAAATCTTTAATCGACTTTCTTTCTATATAACAATTTTCAGTATATTCATTGTCGAAAAAACAATAATCCCCGAACGGTAAAGTTTTCACCTGAATCCCAGTTTTGACGAAGTCGTTGCAATTGTCAAATTTAAGCGGCATTTGTTCTCTGGTATCAACATAAATATAAGGGTCCTCGAAATCATATTCTTTTATTTTGCTAAATGCCCCTTCTGAAATTTTTTGGTATTTGTTTTTTAACCCGAGTTCTTTCGAACAGTATTTATAATAGTCTTCAAAAACAAGTTCGAAGTATTGTATGGGTGGGCTCATTATAGTCCTGAGTTCAACTTGCGTCGGAGAATAACTTAAACCCTTTTTTTCTTTTCTATCTTTTAATATTTGACAACAATATTTTTTTGCTGTTTTAGGTTCTTGATTTTTTAACCAATGTTTTAAATGTATCCTTGAATTGAAATCAGAAGATAAATATTGACATTTGTTTTTAAATTTTATTATTTCTCCCGTATGTAAATCATGTCTTGGAAAATGGGTTTGATAGTATTCTGCCATCCGCATGTCATGAGCTCTGAGATGCCTATGTAAACTCGAATCATTTTCAAAATCTTTTTCGCAAACCTTACAACTAACCATCAATAGCCTCCTCTTCGCTTAGCCCTAGAATCCTAGCTTTTATCTCATCCATTCCAGACAATCGCCCGACTTCATCTTTGATTGCTTTTTTTCTGAGGTTAGCTAAATCTAGCATCTTCTTTCTGCTTTCCTCGTCTTTCCACATTTGTACTAAATTTAATATTGAGGCGTTATCTTTAACTTGCTTGCTTAGCCTAGAGCTTCTTTTTTCTTTTAAATCGCTTAACAGTTTCTGCTGCCTGTTGACGCATTGATTATATTCTGATTGACAGGTTCCTATTGATTCGACAAGACTCATTGAAATTCTTCTGCCTTCAGTATCATTGGCCGAATCATCCAAATGGCCCTCCAGAGTGTTGATTCTGTTTTGGATATTCGAGGCTATTACCACTTCTATCGAGAGAACTATATATTGATCCACTTCTTCTTGAGTTAAATCTGCTTTGTCCCAAGTATATCTGACAAAACTACTTTCGTACAGCTCTCTTTCCGTGACGGTTTCGTAATTGTTGATTTGATGATTGAACCTGAAAGTATGCATGTATCCTATTAAGCTAGTTATAGATTTTTTTTGATGAAGGGTTATCTTTTCTCTATCTATGGCGTTCAGGACATATTTATTAATTCTAGCTATTGTTCTGTCTGTCGTATTAGGGGGTTTGTAATCTCTTGCCGCCACCTCTTCCGAAGCGTATACTTGCACTGGCTCCAGAGTGTTTACATGCTTTTGTATTTCTCTAGCTTCTTGACTTAAATGCATTAAGCTCGGATCATCAAAAAGAATTTTTGCCATATCCGCAGCTTTCATTGTGGAACAATTTTGCTTTATAAATTCCTTATGATCTTCAGTAAGAATTATATCTTTGTGATTTTCATAATCTCTCGAGGTTCTGGCTTTTAGATTTCTGGAATTCAGGAAGGCTCTGACAGCTCTTCCCTCTTTTGTCCTACCGTCAGGGTTCTCGATGTCGGGAAAAGCGTTTTCGATTATGGTGGAAATGGAAGGTGCGGGAGATTTTTTCTCCACAGCATCATTCCAAGTTCTAAGAATTTCTTGCTGTTGACTCTTATTTAAAACTATCTCTTCCATATGTTATGAAGATTATAGGAAAAAAACACCATCTTCTTTTAGCATTTTTTTTGATTTTTCTATTATCTTTTTGACAATGTTTTTAATTTGCTTGTAACCCGGGGTTCTGTTTTTTTCGGTGGTTTTGAAGTTCATCTCTTTCGCTAAATCTTCTTCAGATT